GGAAGATCATATCCAGAAGGGTTTGAGTCTGCGACAGAACAAGATCCGAATACCGGAAAGACTCAAGGATGGGTTCCAGTTGGGGGTGGCCCAGAAGATAAATGGCACCGAGAAGCATTTGACTCTTCCACGAATCTTCCCGATGGTACGTATGAGTTGCTTGGCCCTCGGGTACAAGGCAATCCCGAACATTGTCCCCGTCACGTATTGATTAGGCATGGATCTATAATTATCGAGGATGCCCCTAGAACATTTGATGACCTTTGTGAATACTTCAAAGGAAAAGATATCGAGGGGATAGTTTGGCATCACCCCGATGGAAGAATGGTCAAAATAAAGGCCAAAGACTTTGGAATCAAACGTCGGGTTTCAAAAGAAGAAACATAAAAATGACTGACCATCATGAATTCGATGTTGATGACGTGGATGAAGTAGGTTTTTGGAGGAAGACATGATTAGTTTATTGCTGCCGTGGTATGAAGTGGTACTAACATTGTTTGTAGTGTTGGCAATATTTGTGGTTTCGTTTGTTGCTTCTATTACTGTCATCAAACGTTCTGTCCGTCACTATGCTCAACCTATCACTCGTGACCTGCTCTTTCGTGCTGAAGATGAGCGAGACCGATATCAAATCATTGTTCAGGATCTCACGCGGCGCAATCGGGAACTTGTTGCTACCCTTCAGCAATCGGCAATTTACGATCGGCGTATAGCTGAGTATGTAGCCCTCCGCATTGCCTCTGAGCAGGATGCTATCATTCTTGGACGTCAAATCCAGGAGGAGAACGAAAAAGATGATAAGTGATGCGATTAGGGCAAAATGGAAGAAGCGTGTAGATTTCCTGATGAAGCATCAAGATTATTTGAGTGATTGGGAACTTGAGTTCCTTGAGTCGGTTTATGACAAAGTAGAAAATGATCAGGAATTGACAATGCATCAGTCAAAGAAACTTGGAGAAATCTATCACAAATTGGAAAGTAAGATTGGATAACCCCAATTAAAAAGCCCCTCTTTCGAGGAGCTTTTCTTGGTACTGGACAGGTAATTACTTCACTTCGTAGAAAAGCTTCCCCTTCTCTTCAGTGACGATGACTTTGACATTCTTTTCCTCAAGCTTCCTGATCTGTACCTTCATCTCGCGGGTTCCGAGGCCAAATGCCTCATACAGCTTTGCACCGGAAACTCGGCCCTCTGCACTCTTCAGAAAGTTTTCAACCTGGTCAGCGATTGAATTACCAGAGCTTCGTCCACCACGCTCGCCTTTTCCGATTGCGGTCTGGATCAAAATACGGACCTTGTCGTTCTCCGGCATTTTTTTAGCCAATTCACGCAACTGCTTGATTGCTTCCTTTTTGGCTTCCTTTGCCTCATCTGTCTTGGAAGGAGCGACTGTCTTTTGTTCTGCCATATCTTTTCTCTCCCTTTGGCATTAAGATTTGTTACTCTATTATGCATGGTTTCTTGATTGTTTGTCAACTAAATTGAAAATCATTTGACGTAATTTCTCAAATAGAGTATGATTCCTTCATGCCAGCTGATCCGGAAATGCTAACAGAAATCGCACAGAAGCGTCTTGGGATACAAATAGACCTTACTGACCTTGGCTTGACCCATCCTCAGTTAAACTTCATCATTGCTTTGTACCAAGTGGGGTTTGATCACCCTGAAAAAGCAGTAGCGAAGGCAAAGATCAAGTTCTCAAGCGAGGCTCAAGCTAGGCGCATTGGGATGCATCTGATGAGCATCACAAGTGTTTCTACGGCTATAAATAGGATACTCGATGCCAAGCTTGGGCCAATAAGAGAAAGAATCGAGTATCAGTATATAGAAGCTCTCATGAGACGGGCGTTTTGGAATCCCAAGGAAATTTTTGAATCGAATGGAGATGTGAAAGAACTCAATAAAATCGAATATGAGTTTCTGACACTCATAGATGGGATCACTGTGGATTATAGAGGGAAGGACGCAGATCGGAGAGTAGTCAATTACAAGATTGCCAGTAGATCCGAAGCGTTGAAACTTTTGAATGATTGGCGTAAGGAGAAGGTAGTGAATGGGGATGGAAAAGAAACATCTCCTGATGAAGTAAAGAACAGAATAACGGCGATGCGGGACAAAATGGATGAACTGAAGAGGGAAGGGAGAACAGGAATCAGAAAGACCAAACTCCGCCGCCGAGTGGTTGAAGAAGAGATAGAAACAGAAGACGATGACCAGACTGAAACGAGCATTAGTAAGCCCGAATAAAACGGAAACTGATCCAGATTCCCCTTATACCCCAAAAGATGTAGATCTGATCTATGAGAACCCACATCTATTGGGGTGGATGGTAGGAAAGAAAGATCTTCTTCCAATACATTCTGAGTGGATCAATTACATTTGGAATCCAGAACTGAACAAAGATCCTTCTATTCAAGCTCATCGTGGTAGCTACAAATCAACTTCCATTAGTCAGATTGGGCCTATCAAATGGTTTCTATTCGAGGAACCAAATGATCGTATTTTTATCATCAGAAAGAAGTTCACTGAAGCTTCAGATTTCATAACCACTACTTGGGCAATGATTCAGGTTCGTGAGATTCAAGAACTGTTCAAGTATGTACATGGACGTTACCCGAAGACTAATATAAAAAGAAAAGAGAAGATTACATTTGACTTCAAAACCACACTCACACCGGAAGGAAGTCTGAATGCTCTTGGTATTGACGGAAATATTACTGGGGCACATGGAGATAAATTCATACTTGATGACTTTGTAACTGATAAGGATCGTATTTCCAAAGCAGAGCGAGAGAATACAAAGAATACAGTTCGAGAGATCAGAACAAACGTCAGAGACAAAGGAAAGTTCTGTGCATTTATAGGAACTCCATGGCACAAAGATGATGCTTGGACAATCTGCCCTCTCCCTCTAAAATATTCGGTCTATGATCTTGATATTTTGACTGAAGAGGAAATTGCACAAAAGAGACGAACTACAACAGGATCCCTATTCGCTGCGAATTACGAGTTGCTACATGTGCCTTCTGATGGGGCTCTTTTCCGTGATGCAATATGGGATGATTGGAGATTCAATGGAATTGGTCTTGTCCAGGCTCATTTAGATGCTGCTTTTGATGGAGATCACTACAATGCTCTGACTATTATGGCACAGCGCAATGATGGGAAGATTCAAGGTGTAGGATTTACCTATGCCGGAAATGTGAAGTATTGGTTTGATGAAATTAAGACTTACTGTCTTCGATACAAGGTCAAGCGTATTCATGTTGAGGACAACCCAGACAAGGGCTACACAGCAGATGATCTGAAAAAACGAGGACTTCATGCTATTTCATACACTGAGACTACAAATAAGCATGTGAAGATTGCTACATATCTTGTTGAGAAATGGGGGGATATTGTGTGGTCCCAAGATACTGACTCTGAGTATATGAATCAGATTTTGGACTACCAAGAAAAACAAGAACCTGATGATGCTCCAGATAGTGCAGGGTCTCTAATACGTCAAGCCTTCAGTCATCAAAAGAGTAGTCGTAAAGGGCGCTATGAGTGGTAGATTGTATATTGAATTTGTGCTCTTATGGTAAGGGAGGTTTTGAAAATGGCAAATGATCTATCTCTTTTTGATACAAGCCAATTGCCTTCTCCGAATGGCAGATCACCCCAAAAGTTGTCCAGACATGACGATCTGATGAATACTGTCCGTCAGACCATAGAGGATGTTTTGGGGGACACTTCTGTTATGAAAGATGTCACCAGAACCGATGGATGGAGAAATGCCATTTCAGGATTGGGTACATCTGTAGACAAAAGGACCTATACAAAGTATTCGGTTACAAATAGTACATTTCCTACCAAGTATGAACTTGCAATGTACTATGCCAATGAAGGTCTGTTGCGCAAAATTGTTGACACCTTCCCAGATGATATGACCAGGCAGTGGATTGAGCTTGAAGGTGATGAAAAGAAGAAAGGAAAAAAGAAGGGAACAGTAGAAAATGATCTTGATAGATTGTCTGCCCAGGTGCAATTCAATGCTGCTCAGAAATGGGCGGATCTTATGGGGGGTTCCCTTATGTTTGTAGAGGCTGTTGATGGTAATGGACCTGAACAGCCTTTGGAGATCGATAACATCCGAGATATTCTTGGTCTTACTGTGTTTGATCTTGGTGAGATAGAAACCTCCTCATGTGAATTTGACTATGATCCGAAAAGCGAAACTTTTGGTAAGATCAAACTATTCAAGATCAAACAGATTGTTGGTACTACTATAGCTTACCGATATATCCATGCGAGCCGTTGTATTGAATTCCATGGAAGAAGAGTTCCCCCTTCATATATTGGAGAGTTTGCACTTGAAAGTAGGTATTGGGGAACTTCTGTTTGTAAGGCCCCTTGGGATACTATCAAAGATTTTTCAGCAGCATTTGGTTCTGTTTCACAGATTCTCTATGAATTCATAATTGGAAAGTACAAACTTGCTGATTTGGATATGATGCTTGCTGAAGGAAATGAAGGGGCACTCAATACCAGAATGCAAGCAATAGACCTGACCAAAAGTCTAATACGTGCTGTTCTCTTGGGGACAGATGAGGATTATGTACGGGATTCGGTTTCTCTTACCGGAATATCAGATTTATTGGATAGATTCATGATGAAACTTGCCGGTGAGACAGATTACCCTGTTACTAAGTTGTTCGGTAGAGCAGCAGCGGGGTTGAATGCAACTGGTGAGAATGATCTTCGGAACTATTATGATTCAGTCCAGGCCAAACAAAAGACTGGCCTTACCCCAAATATCAATCAGTTGATCAAGTTCATTTGTGCATATAGAAGGATCAAAGACGTTCCTACTATTTGTTGGTTGCCCTTGATGCAGCTTAATGAATTAGATAAAGCTGAGGCCAATCGTCGAGATGCTGAAGCATACCGAACCAAAGCTGCTGGGGATCAACTTTACATACAGGAGTCGGTGCTTGATCCTGATATGGTCTACAAGATGAGATTTGAAGAGGAACTTGGACCTAGATCGATCATTTCACTTACTTCCCCTCAACCCCCAAATAATGATCCTAATCAAAATCCTCCTCCTGAAGTACCATTTCAACCAAATCTTTCTACAACTGAAACTAATTTACAGGGGCAAAGCAGTTGATAGATCAGGGGCGTGTAGTCTTTCACAATATGCTTGTGGCTCATAGGAAAAGTCAATGGAGAAATAGAAAATCTGCCCCATTGGTACGAAGAAATACACGTCCTCGCTATCCTCATAAATACGAGAGAAATGTTGAATCATTGACCTATACCATACTATCAAAAGCAGTAGACAGGTTTATGAATTGGTTTTCTTCTCATGAGAGTGTTTGGAGAGATGAATGGCATAGATACCATAATGTGCTTAAATCTGATTCCTGGGATTCACAAGTAGATCTGTTTCTGCAAGAATTCAACAAAAATGTGGTGCAAACATCAACATCAGATACTTCTCTTGGTTTTTCTTTGCAACATTATATAGATCAGCTTACTGAGTTTATGTTGTTATATGAGAGAAATGATTTTGCACGACAATTGGAAGAATATCTTGGTGAAGGGTTCTATGGCACTTCTACTTGGTGGTCTACTATCAAGAAAATTTGGGAAAACAAACTTAATGATAGGATAAGATCTGAAATACAAGATTATTCCAATAGGATACGAAAAATAGTGTCAGATGGGGTGCGCAATAATCTGACTTTTGATCAGATTGTAAATCAGATCAAAACTACATCTACTACCATCAATGCAAATAAAGCCAATTTCCTTGCTCGTGATATGATAGGAACTTTGAGCTATGAGATACAGAGGAGTCTTCATGAAAGTGCTGGGATAGAGTTGTATGTCTGGTTCACCCAAGGGGATGAACGGGTTCGGGGGAAGCCAGGGGGAAAGTGGCCCAATGAGGTTCCTTCTCATTGGATAATGGAAGGAATTGTATGCAAATGGGCGGATCCTACGGTGTATTCGGTTAATGGGGGGCACGCTTGGATTCCACGTACCCCTTTGATGCCTAAAC